CCGCGTCGCCACTACTGATGGCAACCATGTCAACTGGCTGGCCATCCATGCTGTAGATTCGGAGCACGCCATCAATCATGCGTGCCTGCAATGTGATGGCGGTAGTTGGTTGCGTCATGCCACCTCTGAACGAATGATAGACAAGTCGCATCGCGTTAGAACAAGCACCTTGACACCTTGATCAAAGAATCTCTTAATCACACTTTCCATGTGTAATCGATCAATGTCTGATGGCGACACTTCGGCGTGCATGGTCAGGACGATGGTGTCGCCCGGCTTTACGCCGACAACCTGCAACCGTTCAATTTTATCTAGTAGTTGTTGGTCTTCCACATGGCTCCTGTTAAGCAAAATCGACTAAATCTTGAGGTGCTGGGCGATATGCTTGCCACCGAATCATCGCCTGCGTAAATGCATCCACATCGTCATCATTGGCGCCGTTCGGGAAGATCGCACAACTTTCCCTGAACTTATCTACCCATCCGTACAGCGCCGGATGTGGTAAATAAACATTGTGCGATTCAACCGATGGCGAAGCGGCGTGCGCCCTGGCGATTTTGCCGCCTTCCGGCTCAACCGCTATAAGGCCCGTAATTTTCCTACTAAGAATTTGAATCACGGCTGGGCCATTCGCCTTGTCTTCAACCAGTTTGACATAGGCTTTGGGCCACTTCTGCGAGAACGTTTCTACCTGCGCCATTGATGCGTTGATGTCCGCACGCTCACAATAGTAATCCAACATGTAACGATTGGCGCCGACTCTACCCCACACTTGTCCCGCCACGAAATCGCTAGTCCTGGTTTCCTTAAAAGCCATATCCCACGACTGCAGCATCTCGTCAAACGTGCTAGGCAGATCAACCGCATCAATCTCCAGCAATGTGACCGCCTTAGTTTCCTCGTCAATCTCATCAATCACGATTGGTGGCAAGTTAACGCCCTTGGGTTTCCAATATCGCCAATGCCACTTCTTAAAAATACCACCGGCATCCGGTGACGGTCGCTGCTGCAACTGGCCGGCTACGGCGTAGTTGCTCATACTGCTTTCTAGTCTCGCTAGAGCGTCGGGCGTAAATCGTTCTGGCCATAGTAGCTGCCCTGACTCAGTCCGTGGGTCGCGCCATCCGATTGACGTAACACGGTCAGATGCTTCATAGCGCGCCGGTAAACACAGATGCTCGTAATGCTCACCATCCGCCTGCATCCGTTCCAGCAAATGCCCGGTCAAATCCCGCTCATGCAGGCGCTGCATAATGACAACTTTGACGACTCGATCCGGATTATTGCCACGGGTTGACATGGTGTTATCCCACCAATCTGTGACCGTTTCTCTAGCTAACAAACTGTGTGCATCCGCCTGTTTTTGCGCGTCGTCCACAACGATAAAATCGCCACCTTCCCCTGTGCCAAGACCACCAACGCTGGTAGCTATGCGGTAACCAGTCTTGTCATTGTCAAACCGTGTCTTCTGGTTCTGGTCACCGGTCAAGGTGAACATGTCACCAAAGTTACGTTGATACCATGCTGACTGGACAATGCGCCGGCACTTGAGTGAATCACGGATGGCTAGGTTTTCGCCGTAGCTACTGAATAGCCATCGTGTCTCTGGACGTGTTGCCCACACCCATGTAGGCCAGAACACACAGCACAGCAACGACTTCGCATGACGTGGCGGAATGTTGATAATCAGGTTGCGAATCTCGCCACGGGTTGCCGCCTCTAAGTGGTCCGCAATTGCGTCAATATGCCAGCCATGTATATAAACGTTTGACGGCTCCACCACATGCCAAGCTTGCCGAATGTACTCTGCTAGACTTTTGCGCGCTAACTCAGCGTTGATTTCACTTAACGTCGGTAGCTGCATCGGTCGCCTTCGCCACCATCGTGCGCAACTGCAAAAGCTCGTCCACGGTTAATTTCGACAGGTCAGGCTTGACGGTGGATTCGGTCTGTACTGGGCCGCCATCCTTGCCGGTCATCTCTTGCCGTTCAACATACCCACGATGTTTAGCCTTCGTTTTCAAAAAGAAAATCATCGCCGTGGTATCGCCTTTTTTGATGTTCTTCAGCAGCGCCGATTCCACAAAATCAATGGTGATTTCATTCGCTTCCTGGTAAGCATCCTTGACCGTCTTGTATTTCTTGATGTAATTGTCCACCGTCTGCCGTGAGCAACCAAGCGCCTGCGCAGCGCCCACAAGGATGCCTTGCGCCTTGATGATTGCTTGCGCCACTTGCTCGGCGGTGTACTGTTCGCGTGCGGCCATTAGTCGATTAGTTCCGGCTTCTTACCTGTGTGCCGGTGGAAGCGGTCAAGGATTACCGCAACGTAACCGGCGTCTAACTCTGTGCCATAACATCGGCGCTTTTTGTTCTGCGCAGCTATCAAGGTGGAACCACTGCCCAAAAAGAAGTCCACAACTAGATCGGCGTCATGGTTGCCCATTGCCCGTTCTGCTAACTCTATCGGCTTTTGGGTCGGGTGGAATTCGTTTTGTCCATCGCGCTTGATCTCCCATATCGTGCATTCATTGGTTGGGCCACACCATCGCAGCGTTGACTTCTTTGGCTTAAAGTACAGGCACGGTTCATGGCGTTGCTTATACTGGGCATTCATGGCGGCATATGTCGCATTGATTTTATGCCAGATGAGTAGGGCGTGAATCTCGCACTTGTTATCTAACACGGCGTCATAGACTGGTTTGCCGACAGAGCCGGCAAACCACATATAGCATGGGCCATCAACGTGAGGCAATACGACGGGAAGGAAGCGACTGTATAGCATCGGGTCGGCATCGCCCTCTAGTCGCTCACGTTCTCTCTTAATATTTACATCACCGCTATGAAAGTGCCCGCCGGTATAATCAACCCCATAAGGCGGGTCAGTGAACATCATTTGCGCCTTCTCCCCGCCCATCAGCCGTGCCACCGTCGCCGCGTCGGTGCAATCCCCGCAGATCAGCCGGTGCTCCCCTAGCGCCCACATCTGGCCCAACTCAGTGCCCCATTGATGCCGAAGTTCATCCGCCTTGCTAACTTGCGGCTCGGTGTCGGTGCCTGCGGTTGTCGGTTCGTCGCCAAAATCAATGTTCAATTCTTCAGCGTCAAAGCCCCACGTAATAAGGTCATCATGATCCCAGGTCAATAAATCAGGGAATGACCATTCACCGGCAGCACCTTTGTGGAGGTAAACCGTCAGTTGCTGCCGTTCCCGTTCGGTCAACTCCCGGCTGGCCACACGCACGTCAACCTCATAATCCATGCCGTATTGACCAGCCAACACGCTGAGCCGCTGATGACCATTTAGCACGCCATTATCGGGATTGATGGCCAGCGTCTCAACCTGCCCGAACGTTTCCACGCTATCGACAAGTCTCTCTGCTTGTGCGTTATTGATGGTGCGCGGGTTGCGTTCCCACGGGATCAGGTCGCTAAGTTTGCGCCGCTCGTTGGTCCAGGTGATTGGTTGCTTTGACTTCTTGAATGCCATGCCGTCAAACCTTCTCTATCATTGACATAATATCTCTTGGCGATTCTGACACATGTGTTTGCACCCCACTCGATGACAGAACGTAAGTGCCTTTCGACTCAAAGCCAGGTACCAATGCCTGAATAGAATCAACTTCAATATAGCACCAAGCACTATCTAGTCTATCTCTCGCATTCAAAGCTTGTAATTGTAAAAACTTTTTCATTTCAACCTATCCATTGCGGGCGCTGTTATGTGAACAAATACCCACGTTCGTAAGCGTGTAGGTGAATGACGTTCCAACCATGCGCCTATGTCGAAAATGATACCGGCCACTATTCCGCCTTACGCATTATCGAATCAATGTAATCGTCATTTGGATGCCGGTATTCTTTCAGCGGGTCAACCTGATAGCGTCCTTTGCTGTCTCTCAACTCAACCCAGTAGCACCCGTCATGTGGACGCCAGTCGAACGTTTCGTCTAATTCGGTCAACAGTTGCGCCATTTGCCGCTGCCACTCTACTGGCATCCGTTCCATGATAGACCGTGGTACGGTTAGGTATTGCGCATAGGTTAGCTCGAACCAGTCATGGATTGGGCGTTCAACAATGACGGGCGTACTCACTTGCTACCCCACACCATTTCGTGTATCTCTGCCAACGTCGCCACGTTCGCGTCATGCCTTTCCTGAAACGTCGGCGGCAACGCATCGCAGTCTGCTGGCAACTCCAGCGTTTTGCGTGCCAGGTCGTTGGCGACAGCCACGGCGTCCGCATACTCAATGCGTGGATACAACGACGTGAACGTGTACCGCTCCCCGCAGCCGGCCAACAGTTGCGCTAGGCAGCTTTTCATAGGCCAATCAACCATGTCATGTCAACGCCGTAGAGGATGCCGACGATGATCACAATGCCAACCACGATTACGAGCGTAGTGCGCACAATGTCGCTGCTACTCGCCCATGCGTCACGAATTTGTTTCATAATGCCCCCAGGTGTGAAATCAACCAGGCCATCATCACGATAATTGCGAACAACGCTACCACAGTTAGCGCACGAAACAACAGCACCAGTTGATAGTGGCGCTCCTTCTCCGCTGCGTCGTGTGTCTCCGCGTTTGCATGTTTCATTTCGTCAAGTTCTCGTTTTAATGCCGACTGCTCAAACTCAATCGACACGACCTTTTGTCAAATGGACTGCAACTGGCGGCCGTGTTCATCTAATTTTCGCTCCATCGTAGCGAACATCTCCTGGATCGTATAGACCACGCCAGGTTGTCGCAATGATGGCTCGGATGGCGTAAAACTAAAATTCATATTTTGAGCGGCGGCCCCGCTCGACACGTTGACTTTTTCCACGTCCACGCCGGTAACGTGGCTGTCGCTCGTTGGACTCATTTGCCGCCCTGCGCTTCTTCCCACAGCCGTTCCAGGCGTTCGACGCGCTGTTCCAACGTTAATGGCACGGTTGGCGGTTCAATCGGTGGCGTGATGACGTTCCCCCGGCGCAACTGGAAACAAACAAAGAAGCTG